TAAAAAAGAATCAGGTAATTATTGATAAGCTGGAATTTCAGATTTCTGTGCAGCGCAGATCGCGAGAAAAATTAGTATCTCAACAATCACGTTTAGAAACTGCTAGAATAGTACAAACCGCTCCGGTAGTGATTATGGCCACACAAGACACGTTAATTGATAATCTTAAATCGCAACTGGTAGTGGCTGACGCAGCGATAGCGACAAAGGATACGGTCATTGCCACACAAAACAATTCTATTGAAGTTTTACAATCGTCCCTAGCATTATCAGAAACTAGAGCGGACACGTTGGAAAAAACGTTAAATACAACGATGAAAACATTGAAGCGTAAAGATAAAGTACTTGGGTTTATACCTATGCCAAATCGTAAAACTGTAGCTCTTACGGCACTTGTTGGCGGAATATACTTGGGGACACAACTGAAAAAATAAATCTATGACACAAAATTTAAAGGAAATTATTAAAGAAGAGTATAAAAAATGCGCTGTTAGTGCAGAATACTTTTTGAGGAAATATTCATACATTCAACATCCGACTCGTGGTCGGATGTTGTTTGATTTGTATCATTATCAAAAAGGTTGTTTAAAAGAATTTCACGATCAAGATTATAACATTGTTTTGAAAGGAAGACAGATTGGGATATCTACATTAGTTGCAGGATATGCGTTGTGGTTGTTGTTATTTCATTCCGACAAAAACGTGTTAGTTATCGCGACGAAACAAGAAACTGCCAAAAACCTTGTCACGAAAGTCCGATTCATGCATCAAAATCTTCCAGTGTGGCTACGAGGCAGCGTAGTTACGGATAACAAATTATCTTTACAGTTTTCCAACGGATCACAAATTAAAGCTGTGGCGAGTAGTAAAGACGCTGGACGTTCCGAAGCATTGTCACTACTGATTCTTGACGAAGCGGCATTTATTGATGATGCTGAAATAATTTGGACCGCCGCGTCTTCAACGCTGTCCACAGGCGGTAAAGCGATTTTGTTATCTACGCCAAACGGTATTGGTAATTTCTTTCATAAGATGTGGCAACAAGCGGAAGCAAAAGCCAATAATTTCAATCCAATTTTGTTAGATTGGCGAGTGCACCCTGAACGTGATCAAGCATGGCGTGATCGACAAACGGAACTTATGGGAGAAATGGAAGCGTCACAGGAACATGACGCATCGTTTATCTTTTCCGGTAATACCGTCATTTCACCGGAAATTATTGAGTTTTATAAAAAGACATATGTACAAGAGCCGATTTCGAAACAAGGATTTGACGGAAACTTGTGGGTGTGGGAATATCCGATGCCCGGAAAATCGTATGTAGTGTGTGCCGACGTTGCTCGTGGTGACGGTGAGGACTATTCTACGTTTCACGTGATTGATGTTGAACAATCATCTCAAGTGGCTGAATATAAAGGTAAGGTGGAGACAAAGCAATTTGGAAATATGATGGTATCAATCGCTACTGAATACAATGACGCATTACTTATTCCAGATAATAGTTCGATTGGATGGAATGCCATTCAACAAGTAATTGATCGCGGATATCGAAATTTATTTTATATGTCCAAGGATTTACAATATGTGGATGTAGAACATCAGATGAGCAGTCGGTTTTATCGGGATGATAGGAATATGGTACCCGGTTTTATGATTTCTCAACGCACTCGTCCGTTGATTATTGCTCGACTGAAAGAATACATGTTAGATAATTCATTTATTATTCGTTCGTCCAGAACGATGGCAGAGATGGAAACATTCATCTGGAAAAATGGAAGACCTGAAGCCTTACAAGGATACAATGATGACTTAATTTTGGCATTGTGTATTGGATTGTGGGTACGAGATACCGCACTGCGACTTCGTATGGAGGGTATTGAACTGACAAAGCTTTCGCTTGACAAAACTTCGTATTCTAGTGTTCCATATGTTCAACGTGGAGCAGTTCAACATAATCCATATGAAATGAATATTGGCGGTGAAAGAAAAGAAGATTTAACATGGTTGATTTCGTAAGTAATGTAACTTAATGTTATATTTATATATTGATACATTTCCTCACGGAGATTTTTATGAAACGTAGTGAATTAGAAGAAATGATTGAAGAAGAAATTTACAAATACTTGCAAGAAAAATCTGTCCCTCAACCATATGATAGATCAAAAGCTAGAAAAATGTCTAAGCCGCAAATCTCTAACAGAGAGAAGATTGGTAAAAAAATGAAATCCAATGCTAAGACAGTAGCTCGGTTTAAAAAAAAATATGGAGATGAATGGGAAGATTATTTATGGGCGGCTGCATCAAGTAGAGCACTTGGTGGAGGATTTAAAAAGAAAGATGGAGAATCTAAAGAAAGTCCAAAAAAATCTCCTAAGAAAAGCGCATCTAAACCAAAGTCAGAAAAAAAGCCAAGAAATAAATCAGATATAAAATTAACACCAGCACAAAAGAAAAATTCTGATGCAATGTATAAGCAATTGAAAAGATTGTCGGGTGTTGATGAAACTACTTTCATGAACTATGTACAAAAATTAGATGATAAATTTTCTACGTTGACTGAAAATCATGCAAATTTTGATGGTCCACTGATGAAAAAAATATTACACATAATGGTTGAAAAGCTTAAACCAACGGGAGTACAACAATGATTAGACTGACAGGATTGGTAGAGTTACGCCCGATTGGTCAACCAGTAGGGGCAAGAACTGTTACGGATGAGGCGTTGGATCCAGTGGGTCACGAAGATTCCGATGTTGATAATGACGGTGACGTTGATTCATCCGATAAATATTTGAAAAATCGTCGCAGTGCGATTTCAAAAAATATGGATGAAGATTCTGCTCGTGAAAAAATGCTATCGACTGTTGTAAAATGGAGAGACGATAAGGGAGAACACGAAGCAACAGTGAAGAGTATTTATGGAAATCCAACTGCATATCCCAAAGGATCACCGGCACATCGTGCAGCAAGTCAGGCATATGCACAATTCAAAAATCCAAATACGTTTCAACCAACTAGACCAGCGGCTCCTAGACCGAGTTCTGGTTTTAGAAAGCCATCAAAAAGTAAAGATTTTAGGGATGATCCAAATTTTACCGGTGATTGGGATGATTATGCTGGTTCTGAATTTGATAGAGAACGCAGATCATATCGTAAATATTATAGAGAAAACTTGGAAGAAGCGGTCCCACCAACGCCAGAAACAAATTTGGAAAATCCAAAACCATCTAATGATCATGAAGTGGCAATGGCAAACAATTCGTTGGATAAAATTATCCAAGATGCCACCGAGTTAAAAGATAAGCTTGGGCAGACTGAAAAAGATATTCCTGCATGGATTCAGGATCATATTACCAATGCGGCAAATTTTATATCTCAAGCCGCTAATAATTATCATGAATATAATACTCCAGATGAAGTTCCTTCGCCAACGGAAAATCCATCACCGGAGCCAATGAATGAAAAAGCACCAGAAGGATGGGAAAAAACCGTCAAGGCTATGAAAAAATACAAGGATATTGATAATCCTTGGGCATTGGCATATTACATGAAATCGAAGGGATATAAATCACACAAAAAGGATTCATGATATGAATAATCCTTTATTATTGTTAGAAACTAAATTAATGCACCTAATCTCTGATACAGACAAAATGTTATCAGAAGATGAATCACCGATGGTAACCAATCCAAAAACGGGTAAGCAAATAAAAGCTACTAGTGTCAAAGACCAAGACCACCCAGCATATGCAGCGGCAAGACGTTTATTGCAAGGTAAAAAAATGAGTGCTGGTCAGCGACGAGGATTGAAAAAATTGGGAGCGGCAGCTTTAGCAAAAACTAGACGTAAGAAAGGACCGTCTAAAATGAAAAAATCAGAAAAGAGTTCTGCACAAGCGGCATATAAGCGTCAACGTGGAGAAGAACGAAAGGGTTCAAAATCTGATACAGCATATTCACACTACGGCCCAGATAATTGAGATTTCACATGGAACAACTTGGAAAGTTTTTAGGCACGTTGATGTCTAGTAGAACACAAGCGCACATTTTTCATCTACAAACACCGTCATTTGCGGCACATAAAGCACTAGATGATTATTATAGTGGTATTGTGGATCACATTGATTCATACGCAGAAATGGCACAGGGTCGATATGGCATCATTCGTGGATACCAGATGACCGGACAAATTCTTGAAGACGATTCTGCGCTTAAGTATTTTACGGGGTTACAAAAATTCGTGGATGGTATTCGTGGTTCACTTCCACAAGATGGTGAATTGAATAATACCGTCGATGAAATCTCAGGACTCATTAGTTCGACTATTTACAAACTTAAATTTTTGAAATAATATGAAGCCAATTAAAGAATATACCGGTGACACATTTTCCGCCCCTCAACCAGACTTTGACGGATACGATAAGCAACCGTGCGAGGGGTGTATTGAAGAAAAACAAGGTCCATGTTGGAAAGGATATAAGCAAGTTGGAATGAAAATGAAAAATGGCAAAGAAGTTCCAAATTGCGTTCCTATTGATGAGACATTGGACGAAAAAGAAGGTCCGTGTTGGAAAGGATATGAAATGGTCGGTATGAAAATGAAAGACGGTCGTGAAGTCCCAAACTGCGTACCGATTAATGAAAATGAATTATACGATGGACATTTCTGCCCCGCGTGTTTAGCAAAATATATTTTGGAACATGTAAAGGTATTAGAAGAAGCCGAATATCAAGGTCGCAAAGTTTCATTAGGCAAGCCAATGCGCGGTGATGTGAAAAAGTTTAAGGTATTCGTCAAAGATCCATCGACCGGCAACGTCAAGAAGGTAAATTTTGGCGATAAAAAGATGCGAATTAAAAAATCCAATCCCACTCGCCGTAAGTCATTTAGAGCGCGTCATAACTGTTCAAATCCCGGACCAAGAACGAAGGCACGGTACTGGAGTTGCAGGAAGTGGTAATACGTCTCCGCGATTTATTGACAGAAGGAGACGCTCAAAAACGTACTTCGTATGTCAGTGGGGATACTTATATTAGTGCGGAAGAAGCAAAGCGTATCTATGATTATATGGGATACGATTTTGACTTTGATCAATTTGTTTTGGGTATGAATACCGAACTGGAACATCAAGATGTAACAGATGGAAGTCTTGTAAAGACGGCAATGATCGCTGCTGCACATTTGAAAGAAGTTCCAGATTATTATACAAAGTTAAAACAACATGTGGAGCCACAAAAAGTTTCCGAAGATGGTGCGCCAACAGGTGGACTTGGATTAAGTCTCGCTGGTGGATATATTAATGGAGCACCAAAACCAAAGGATGTTAAAAAAACACGAAAAATTTTAAATTTGGAGAAGTAACATGGATAAAAATCAATTGAAGGAACTGGTCAAGGAAATTTTAAACGAATTGAGTCCACAAACCTTATCAAGATATACATCAAAGGCTCGCGGTGACGCAGAAGATGCAAAATATTCTGCATTTGGAATTGGTAAGGACGTTGCTAGTGATGCCGAACGCAACGCTGCTTATAGCCGACTTCAAAAGAGAAAAAAAGGAATTGACGCTGCAACTGGAAGATTGAAAAAACCCGGCGACAAATGGACAACTGATTCTGGAAAAGAAGCAACAAAAAATAGTGACGGCTCCATTACGTATAGAGATCCGAATGCAAAAAAACCTTCATTTGGCAGTAGAATAAAATCAGCGTTCGGAATGAAGGAAACTGCTCAACGCATGGACGAAGGTGTGAATACATCAACCGGTCCAATTCGTCTTACCAGTTTGTTAAATGAAAGTATGATGGAACGTCGAGTTAATTTGACAAAAGTGCAAACCGTTATGGAAAAACTTTATCCAGAACTAACAACGGAGCAATCCAAAAAATTAATGGAATTGTGCACAGAAGCGCATGTGATCGCATCTCAATTAAACATGACTCCATATATTATCAGCACGGAAAATAGTTTAGCAGAATGGAAATTATTAGTTGCCGCTGCACAGGCAAAAATGAATGAATTGAAAGATGAAGTTGTAAGTATATGTGAAAAGAAAAAAATTGACCCAACCACTGTGGTCAAAGCAATTGATGAAGTATTTCAACACTAAGTGAGGTTATATGGCAGATAACAGTATTTTTGGTCGGTTAAAGAAATTATTTTCTACGAATACAATTGTTCGTAATGTTGGTGGAAAAAAATTACGTATAGCCGATACCGATCAAATTCAATCTTTTGTAAACCGTAGAGGTGTCGATAGATATCATCGCGTCTATCAGTCAGCAACTGGTGGGTATGGTTCTTCACAGGGACGATATGAAGCCGCCGCAGCATTTCAAGGTGCGCGGCTTCAATTGTTCCGTGATTATGATATGATGGACAATGATCCAATCATTGCCTCTGTATTAGATATTTATGCCGATGAAAGTACGGTAAAGGATGAATTTGGAAAAATACTGACGATTAAAACGGATGATGCCAAGGTTAAAGAAATTCTGGATAATCTGTTTTATGATATTCTCAATATTGAATTTAATCTCTGGCCGTGGATCAGAAACATGGCGAAGTACGGAGATTTCTTTTTGTATTTAGATATTGACCCAGAATATGGGATTGTTAATGTAATACCATTATCAGTGTATGAAACCATTCGTATCGAAGGCGAAGAACCGAGTAATCCGTTTTCCGTTCGGTTTAGCATTCAAAATGATTTCTTAGCGTTGGGCAAAAAAGAATTTGACAATTACGAAATTGCACATTTCCGTTTACTAGCAGATACCAACTTCCTTCCATATGGAAAAGCCATGATTGAAGGTGGTCGCCGCGTATGGAAGCAACTTCAACTGATGGAAGATGCGATGTTAGTGCATCGTATTATGCGAGCGCCAGATAAGCGTAAATTCAAAATTGATATTGGAAATATTCCACCCGCTGAAGTTGATACGTACATGCAACGTATTATTGACCGCATGAAAAAGATTCCATTGATGGATCCGAAAACGGGTGATTACAATCTTCGTTATAATATGATGAATATCACGGAAGATTTTTATCTTCCGGTTCGTGGCAAAGAAAGTGGAACGGATATTGAAACGATGCAAGGATTACAGTTCAATGCCATCGAAGACATTGAGTACCTTCGCAAGAAACTTCTTGCTGCATTCAAAGTGCCGAAATCGTTTATTGGCTACGAAGAAGATATTAATGGCAAGGCAACATTAGCAGCGCAAGATGTTCGATTTGCTCGCACGATTGAACGCATTCAACGTATTATGATTTCTGAATTAACAAAAATTGCGATCATTCATTTATATGTACAGGGATTTACTGACGAAGATTTAATCAATTTTGAACTGTCGTTGACAAATCCATCCACGTTGTATGAGCAAGAAAAGATTAATATTTGGAAGGAAAAGTTTGCACTTGCACAACAAATGACGGGTGGTCAAGCTATCTTGTTGTCTCAGGAATGGGTCTATAATAATATTCTTGAGTTGTCTGATACACAAATCGAACTAGAACGCAAGCGTATTGCAGAAGATTTGAAGCGACAACAGGAACAGTTGGCGGCACAGCAACCACCGATGGGTGGCGAACAGCCTGGAGTACCACCAGAAGGTCAAGTTCCACCGGAAGGTGAAGTACCACCACAAGGTGAACCTTCGGCAGAGGAACCCTCTCCGGAAGATTCTCAGGAAGAAGAAATTGATGACGTAGATGCTATTCTAAACAGTTTGAAAGAAGATGATGAAGATTCTGAATTAGAGGAAGTGTTGGTTAAAAATAAAGGTGGGCGTCCACGTGAAGGATTAAAGTTTGGCACGGATAAGCATCCTCTTGGTAGAGATCCACTTGGTCATAAAGAAAATAAAGGCTTTTTAAAACGATCACTTTCTAATGAAACAAAGAGTTTCTTGAATGCTTGGTCAAAAAACAGTTCATATAAAAAAATCATCACGGAAACACACTTAACTAACGATAAAACCGAAGGTTAAGTAAGTTCTATGATATTTACTTATATATGGTAATTGTTTACTCGTTTAATACGGATAACATATGAATATAAAACACAACAAATTACGCAACACTGGAATTTTATTTGAACTATTAGTTCGCAAAATTGCCTCCGATGTTTTTGAAGGAAAAACTGATAGCTTCGCTATCAAAATTATGAAAGAACATTTTCATTCAAAAACAGAACTTGGTAAAGAATTGCAACTATATCGTTCATTCTTTAATGCTAAGAAACTTTCCGAAGGAAAGGCTTTCAATATGATGGATTTAGTTTTACAAAAACGTAAAACGTTGAATGAAAAATTATTGAACGCGCAGAAATTTCTGTTGATTAAAGAAATCAAAGAATATTGTGATTTAAAGCAATTCATGACCGGACGAGTTCCTTCCTATAAAGTATACGCATCCATATATAAGCTGTTTGAATCATCTGTCAAAGAAATTGATTATGCAGAATTGGACGATGTTATTTCTTCGCGATTTGTTGTTGTTGAACATTTGAAGGGTGAACTTAAAGAAGAAAAAATTATTAAAGAAAACACCTATTCTGAAGTTCTGAAAAATCAACCGGAAGAAATTCGTCACCTTTCCTATAAGTTTTTGCTGGAACGTTTCAATGAAAAATATAGTAATTTCAGCGATAAACAAAAAGCATTACTTCGTGAATATATTAACCACGGAATGGATCTAGATAAATTTGGAAAGTTTGTCGCATCAGAAGCGGCTCAATTGAAAAATAAAATTAAAAAGCATATTAATCGCGTAGAGAATGAAGTAACACGTATTAAACTCAATGAAGTTGTTACGCAGTTAAATCAAATAGAACAAAAGAATGCGGTAAAAGATAGTTATATTACAGCATTACTAATTGCGTATGAAATTTCTCACGAATTGGAATCACTGAGTTAACTATGGAAGATACCGATAAGCTCCGCGAAATTATTCGACAAAAAATTGAAGAACAATTTCAAGATGAATTATTAGAAATGACTACAACCGGAAACGTTGCTGGTTATTTAACACCAAAAGCGTTTTCTGCATCCGGTGACGCGAATAAAGATCGTATTAAATCAATGGCAAAGCGAATTGGGTATTCTCTAACACATCGTGGTGCACAAGATGCGATTCGTGTTGATAAAATGCAAGAAAAGGCCACGCTTATTCGGAAAGAATTAACCCAATTAACGGAAAATTATTACGAATATAGAAACGATAATTCTGCTCTCCCACATCAAAAAATTGGAAAGGCGATTTCTGAAATTAATAGACAACTAAAAATGGTTGAAAAAGTATTAAATTATAACAATCGCTTAAAAAACGAATATGGTATTAGTAACGAATCACTGTGGAAGCGTACTCAACAACAAATGACGAAATTAGAAGGCCGATTGATGGAAATTACTCGTCGCCTCCGAGAAATGAGAGGATAATATGGCACTACTTTGCGAATATACCGAATTACAATACGATAAAAACGTTTTAATGGAATCGTTGGATGACAGTCGCCCATTCATTCTTCGTAATGTCGTATTACAACGAGCAAATGCAAAAAATCAAAATGGCCGCGTGTATCCAAAAGAAATTCTGATGCGTGAAGCGGCAGTTTTCAAAAAGAACTTTGTTGATCAGCGTAGAGCGGTTGGAGAATTAGACCATCCAGAAAGTCCAGTGGTCAATTTAAAAAATGTA